ATTCTCTAAAAAATGCTTTTTCACCTACTCTAATTATATTTTGAGCTTTTATTAAATTAGGAGAGTATATACCATCTGTACTGCCTGATACAATTAATGACCCTGTTATTTTAGTATCACCATCCACCATAAGATTTCCACTAATAGGTAATTCAAAATTTGAACCTGTTATACTACCTAATGCTCTTATTCTACTTGGGTTTACTAATTCATTATTATTAAGTGATACTGGGATTCTAAATGTTGCTTGTGATGTAGTTAATTCTAGTTCAGGGCTACTACCACCATTTATTTGGAATTTTAAATTAGTAGTACCTGTTGATAACATTCCTGTATTAGGATTATTCCAAAATGTATATCCTGGTTCAGAATCTGAAGATGATGATACTGTAAATTTACTAGCTGATACTGGGGTATTAAATTTAATATCATCTCCAAACTCAGCTATTGCAAATGATCCTGAGTCAGCATCATTGTCTGAACTTAAACCATTTATTATTCTAAATGTTCCATGTGTTCCTGCTCCTCCATAACTACTATTTCCAATATAAGGGCCAGTAGTATCAGTTGAAAATATACCTAATTTACTATTACTATTATTAGTTCCTTGAGCTCTCACATGAATTCCACCACCTTTTTTACTACCAGTAGTTAGCCCTTGTGCTATATTAATATATCCTCCATCTATTAATGAAAGACCTTGAATTTCAGAGTCTAATGTAACTGTTTGTTCTGATGCTCCAGTTGTGCCTGATATTGTAAATGAATTATCTGCTCCAGATCCAGATACTCCTATTTTAAAAGTTGGACCAGCTGAAGTTTCAAATACTATATTACCATCAGTTGTACTATTTTCTCCAACTATAATATGTTTAAATGAGCCTGTTGTACCATAAATAGAACCAGTGGCAATTATATCTGAATTAGTTCCTATTATTCCTGCTACATAAAATCTATTTAATGGGTTATTAGTATTAATACCTACTTTTCCAGTTGCCCCATCCATGTAAAATGCTGAAGCCCCTCCAAATGATGTTTGTACTGCTGGATTAAGTGTGGGTTGAATTCCAAAATATCCTGTGTTGCTAAAATAAAAACCTGTTCCGCTAGCTCCAGTTAATAGTGCTGATTGGACTCCATCTGTTCTCCATAAAGAGATATTAGAAGGACCTCCAGTTGATTTAATTAATATTTTACCATCATCACTTCCTACACTAGATCCTGATTCAAAATACATTCTAGATGTACCACTTTGAACTTCTAGGCTTCCTGAAACTGTTAATGATCCTGTTATACCAGCTGATCCAAAAAATTGCCCATCCCATGAGCCAGTATCAATTCCTGTTAATTGTGAACCATCACCTACAAAATGGCCACTTGCACTTATATCACCTCTTACATCTAATGTTACATCAGATGAACCTGACATCACTAATGTATTTGTACCTACTGTATGTCTAAAAGATACTAAATCTATGTTTGAGGAAGCATTTACACCAAAACTTATTTTATCACCATTATTAATGTAAACATTTTTCCATCTTCTATTGTAAGCTCCTAAGTTTATTTGATTACCTATAATAGGATTAAAACCAGTTGTTGTTAAAGCAACACCATAATTTACACCACTAGATACAAACTTTATTTTTCCAAGACTGTCTAAAATTAACCCATTTTCTGTATCATTTGATCTTAGATATAGTGAGCTTGTAGTAAATCTTGATGATATTTCTAACATAGGATTACCTTGGTCAAATCTAAAATCAAGTCTATTTTTTTGATCTATATCTGTTTCAGTTATAGTAAAGGCTGAGCCTGATTGTAGTGAAATATCTAATGAACCAGATACTTTCATGGATCCTGTTGCTATAAGATTATCTATTTCAGTTGTAAACTTATTTAAACCTCCATTAGCACCATGTTTTATACCAAATATTCTCCATCCATAATATTGGGCCTCACCTCCTATTATTAAACTATTATCAGTTAATCTAGCTATATCAGCATTTGCATTAGAAGTGCCTAAAAATATTCGAGCTGTAGTTCCAGCTTTGGTATCATGATCAATATAAAGAGTTCCTACTGTTCGAATTCCTCCTCCAACTGTTTGTAAAGTTAATGGGTATGTTGGTGGTGTTCCAATTAAACCATAACTACCACTAACTTTCAATGAGCCTGATACTTGTAAGTCATTTGTAGTAGCGTAAAAAGAACCAGTTTGAGAAAAAATACCTCCTCCAATAACAACTGATGGTAAAGTTAATGAAAAAGTAGATTCATCTCCTCTTGTAAATATTAAATTATCACCTGATATAGATGCTGTTGTTAATAAAGAACCTGTTGAAATACTTGATGGTCCTTCTATAACACCTGGACTTACTGTTATACTACTATCTACAAATCTTACTTGACTCATTTAATTCTTTTTTATATAATTATAAATATTAACCATTAGATATAGTTGGTACTCCTCCATTATTCCATATGACACCTGCTATTAAAGGATCTGTTGTTGGTAAATCACTTAAAGAGGTAAATATTGGTGGAGAAGGATTATTAGAAAAATTAACAGGTGATGAAGTTAAATTTATTTGGCCTGATATATTGTCTCTAGTTCTTCCATCAGGTGTAACTGTTGGGTTGGATTCATATCTTTCAACATTAGAATCTGTTTCCATTTGGAATATAATTTTAGATTTTGAATTATATTTTTTAACAGCATTTAAATCTTTTTGAACAACATCAGGTACTAGATATCCATACATTTTTATAGTAAAAGTACCTCTTACTAATCTTTCTTGACTTTGTTGTAATTCTGTAACTGTAGTGAAATTATCTATTCTTGCTCTAAATTTAAATCTTTCAGGATCACCCCAATATGAATCAGAAGCATAATTAATTGCCTCTATTATTTTATTTAATTGTTCTACATAGTAAGTTTGAGCTATACAAGTATAAGTTAAATTAACATAATCAGGTACCACATTAGCTATAAATTGTTCAGTTGGAATCCTATTATTAAGCAAGTTAAAATTACTGTAGAAATCTTTTTCATTATATACTTTTTGAAAAGAAGTATATAAGTTAGGTTCATTTGAATCTAATTTTCTAGATAATGTCCTATTTTTTTCAATTGAGTCTCTTTTAAATATTATTATAGGCATCATAATGGCACCTTTTTTATCTCTTAAATATTTGTCTTTTTGAATTGATTTCCATCTTTCTGGAGAACCATATATAATAGGAACTGCTATTCTTTCTCCATTTTGTATTACAAAAGGTCTAATAACTTTTTCAAAATAATACATTATAGATTCATCTATGTCTTGTATACCAATAGAAAAAGGTTTAGTATCATCACCTTTAAAAGACATTTTAGTTGATCTATTGAATGGAAGATTAGCTTGATTGTTAGGATTAAATTGTCCTCCTTCCTTAGCATCATTAGGATTGCCATATTCTGAAGAGAAGGGAGTTTGAAGATTTTTTGAAATCTCTTCTTGTGTCTTAGGAATTGGTTTTATGTATTTTTTAGCCATTAATTCTTCCTTTCTCTATTTGTACTTTGTCTACTGGTGTGTAATGTGTTTTACATATGACAGAGAAATCTCTACCAAAATCTTTTAATCCTGGATTTATTGGGTTTTCAGCATAGTCATAATCTTGATCTTTTCCCACAAAATATTGATTACTAATAATATCGTCTACTTCATAATATCCACCATAATAATAAATGATGTCTCCAACTTGTGGGACTAAATCAGCTCCAAAATAATCTCCTTTATCATAATCTTCATTAAAATCTAAATTTCTTTGCAATAAATCATCGCGTAAAAATTTAAAATCAACATTTCTATAATATTGTACACCAAATTCATCATCTGGGTAAGACTGTGGTTCATGTGTAATTAAACAACTTAATATAACGCCTCTATAATAATATTTTGAACCAGCTGATTCACCATAAAGGTTAACTTTTGTTTCCTCTAGTTTGTATTTATAGTAAATACATTGTTGAGAAATAACATTACCTATTAGTTCTCTATTAACATGCCTAAATAGGCTTATATCTCTTTTACCACCATATAAAGCCATACTATCCTATATAGATTGTGTAAGGAACTTTATTTAATTCCTTTTGTAAAAAATCATTTTCATTTGCTCTTCTTTCTAATAATTTATCTCTAGAAGTTTCATCAAAATATGTTCTTAATCTTTCTATTAAAGCATTTTTATCAGCAGTTGCTGATGATAATAAATCTTGTTGATTTAATGTTACTTCAGCATCTGGAATTGGGACAGTTGTATATTTACCTCTAATATATCCTAACATTTCTTTAGCTATTGCTAAGGCATATTCAAATATCCATTGTCTACCTATTGAATTAATCTCATTATAGTTAGGATTTTTGAATGGAACTTGAGAAACTGATGTTACTTTATTAGCTCCATTTTGATATGGGTTTTGTCTTTCTGAATCTTTTATATATTCAAAAGATAAATACCCACAATGACTACCATCAAAATCACTACCATAAGGTCCTTTAGCTGTAGGTATAGGAAATACTTTTAATTGATTATTTATTAATTCAAAAGAATAATTTGATCTTCTAATAGTATCATTAAATTCTATAGCTTGCATTACTTGCATATCATAATTGATAGGCATCATTAAAAAGTTAATAGCTGGTGAATAACTACCAAAACCAAAAGAGTCCATTAAATCTATCATTCCTGTACCTGTACCAGCATAGGGATCAAAATATCTTGTTATTGCTGGTGGTGCTTCATAAAATACTCTTTTAATTTCTATATTATCATCAGCTCCTATACTAGCACTTGCTTGAGCCCAAGCATTCATATCATAACTTTGTTTACCAGCTTTTAATTCTAAAGATCCTGAATACCATGTTACATTACCTCCTACACCTGCTTCAGTTCCATATTGTTCAGATAATCTAACTACACCTGCCATATTAGGTACAATAAGTTGATCATTTGATTCAATTAAAGTACTAGAACCTCCTAATGATAAATAATTTTCTCTTACTTGATAAGCATATAATTCATTTCCATATGTAGTTATAGCTTCTTCAAAAGCTGTATATAAAGAACCTGATTGTAATTCTATGTCAGTTAAAGGATAACCTAATCTTCTAGCTATAAAATCAGCTACTTTATCAGCATCATTTTGAAAATCAGTTTGGTTATCATAAAAACCAAAAGGAGTTTGCCCAACTGCAAATGAAGAAGACCCGGGCCAAATTGGTATATTCATAATATTTTAAATTAAGTTGTTGCTATAAAGTACTCTACTTTAGCTGAACTGCCTGAGGGTTCTACAAACACAGACATTATATCATCATATGAAAATGTATTGATTGAACTACCTGTAATTTCACTTGTTGATAACATAAATGATCCACCAGCAGATATTGAAAAATTTAAAAGTTCTGTAGATGATGATACTTTAAGATTAATTGGAGTATTAGAAGAGTAATTAGATATTCTACCATATTTAAAACTTCCAGAAGTAAAAGTACCAGCACCTGGTGTATCACTATATTTAAAAATAGTAGTTTCACTTCCTGAAGGTACAGTAACTATTCTATTATCATAATTTTCTATACCTTTAATGGTAATATGATAGTCAGTACCTCTCTCAGTTCCCTCAAGTAATACTCGTTCTCTTATTAAAAGGGTAAAGTCAGCCATAGCATTTTCTTATAAATATGAAAAAAATTAAACAAATAAAAAAAAGACCTGACTAAAAAGCCAGGTCTAATTTATAGAATTTATGTTTGTATTTTATTATACAGACGCTAATCCACTAACAAATACTCTTCCGTAAAATTCTGGTCTGATCATTTTCTTAGCATATCTCGTTAATAGACCTTTTCTTGGTGTGAAAGTGTCTGGATCATATACTAATGGAGTCATAATCAATGGAATGTAAGGAGCAAATACAGCACCTGTTTCTAGGAACTGATTACCTCTATATCCCATAAGGATTGTACCTTCAGTCATATATGGGTTTTTATAAACATCATATCTGCTGTTCATTTGACCCATTTTCTGAATACCAAATGCAAATTTACCTTTTGTAGCATCACCATCAGCATTTGAAGCAAATCCTGGGATTGATTCAATTACTGTAGCAACTGAAGGAGATATCACTGCAAAATTAGCACCACCTCTAAGAGTTTTCTGGTGAATTTTGTTAGATACTTTTTGCATTTTAGTTCCTAATGTTTGGAACCATTGTCCTTGAGTATTGAAAAAATTTAAGGTTTCATATCCTGATTTGTCAGCATTTAAAGCTAAATTAGCTTCAGCATTCCAATATTCATCAGCAGCTGATGCATCTTGAATTAACATATCTAGGATCTCTAAATCAATTTCCATTGAGATGTATTCACTCATAATTGAAGTTAACTCAGCCTCAGCATCTAGTGCTTGGTAAGCATTCAAATCTTGAGCAAATTCAGGAGTCCATTGTGCTTTTAACTTTCTAGTTTTAGCAACAATTGCTTCTGATTTCATTTTTACATCAATAGAAGGGATTTCTAAAGTAGTAGCTGATTCAGCATTTGGGAATCCTGCTCCTGCAGCATCTTCAAAATCACCTCTATGATTTGGAGTTGGTTGTTGGTTATATTCTACTACCCAAGTACCAGCACTAGCTAATGCACTAACACTTGTACTATATACAAATTTAATATTTGTACCCACTGTTTCTGTAAATTGTGGAAGTAATGTAGCACCATTCAATGAACCTGAAGAACATACAAATGCTCTTGCTCCTCTGTAATCAGGTCTTGTTAATTGAGATCCTGAAATAACAACTACTGAAATATCACCAGCAGCTACAGAAGCTGATAATTCTGATATATAATCTACATCAGACCAATCAGCTGAACCTGATTCAACAGCATCAACAGAAGCTGAGAATTGGTTAATTGAATATCCAAATCTACCAGCACCATAAAGACCACCTGTAGGGTCACTATCTGGTCCTGGGTTAGTATCACCGTACATTGAAGCTGTGGCTCCATAAACGTCTCCAGCTGGACCGAAATTTAATTCTTTTTCTTGTCCATACTGAAAATCTAGGAAAAATACTAGACCTGAAGGTAAATTCATTGGTTGAACCGAAACAAATTCTTTGGCAGCAATTTGTCCAAATACTTTCCTTACCATTGGTAAAGCAACACCTGCCCATTGTGCACCTGCACCACCCGCAGCAGCAAAACCACCTTGGTCAGTTTGAGATTGCTCAACAACAAGTTGTTTTGCTTGGTTCTCTAGAATTAATGACATGTTATTTTTATTAATCTCACTGTCAATACCTTCTAAAAGTCCTGTTTTTTCCCATTTTGACGCTAGTCTAGCAGCGTCACTCTGCATGTTTTTCCAACCTTGTGCAGAGCTTTCTAATAGAGAATTTAATTGACTCATTTTATTTAATTTTTAGTTTGTAATTTATTTTAAACCTGCCAATTTTTGGAACCTAGCCACCATGGGATCAGTTGCAATAATTGGTTTTTTAGTTTTAAAGTTTCCTGTTGCTTTTGAGGCAGAACCTAAAGATTCTTTAATTGGTGTTTTTCTTCTTTTTAAACCTTCGTTTAAAGTTTCAAATACCAATTTAGTTTCTTTCACTGTAGTTGCTTTATCAAATGCACCTAATACTTTTACTTTTTCACTTTCAGTTAAGTTTTTAGCTTTAAAGATTTTATTTGTGTATAACAGTTTAGCATTTAACAGGTTAACTTCTTCAAGCGCTTTATCTTTTATTTCAATGCTTTCTTCTAAAGTTTTAATAGTAGCATTAGCTTCTTCTAATTCTTTAGAATACTTTTCTTTATAGACTTCAGCGATTGAGGAATCATCTTCTTCAAGTGATTCTTCAGTTGCTTCTTCAATTGTAACTTCTTCATCTAGTTCAACTTCTTCTGTTTCTTCAGTTTCCATTTCAACATCCATATCGTCTGTTTCTACTTCTTCTGTTTCTTCAGCGTTTTCACCAGCTTCTAGTTCTCCTGAGGCAACCATGTCTGCAATAACATCTTCGATAAATCCTTTAAGGTCTTCATCAGTCATATCTTCAAGATCTAGTTCTTCTTTTTCATCATCTTCACCTTCTTCTTTGCCTTTTTCAAATTCAAATTTGTCTACATCGGCACGTTCAGCTTCAGATTCTTCAGTAACTGTTTCTTCTTCATTAACTGAGTCTTCCTCATTTAATTCACCTTCGATTTCTTTTAAAATTTCGTCTAGGTCAAGCTCTTCATCTACCTCATCTTTCATATCCATTTTTTCTTCAATTTCATCAGATTCTTCCATTTTCTTTTTAGATTTAGATTTGGGTTCTTCAGATCTAGAATCATCAGATCTAGAATCATCTTCTTCATATGATTTTCTTGGACCTCCTTCTTCTAAGTCTGATTCATCTAATTCCATTTCTTCTAACTTTGCAGCTAGTAGTTCTTTGAGTTGAGGTGTGAAGGCTTCCTCTAGAGCTGCTTTTGCATTTGCGATAGCTGTTTCTTTAACGGCTTTGGCATCAGCAATAGCTTCTTTGAGAATGTCTCTTTTTGCCATTATTCCTAAATTTTATTATGTTGGGAAAGTACGTTTATTTGGAAACGTAATAGAGTTTGTTTTGTTTCATGCTATATGTCCGAAGGAATAGCATATTCAAATATAAATATATGAGGATTTTTTAAAGTCGCCAGGTTAGGTTAAGTTATCAAAATAAGTTTTAATTTTGAGTTTCTGGGAGTGTTGATAAGATTTGTTCAAGTGTTTTAATTTCACCTGATTCTATTTTTTCATTGGTTTCATTTCTCCAATCAATAATTACCATATTATCATCTTTACTTCCCTTTAGCAATGCTTTTTTAGTAAGTGTGTTAACCATTTCTTTTAGTTTTTCTTCATTAAGATTAACATTCTTACCAATTCTAACTAAAATATTCCTAAGCATACCTTTTATAAATTGAAATCCTAAAATACCAGCACCAATCATTCCTATAGTTGAAAGTATTCCTTCTTCTAAATTTCTTTTAGCTAAATCCTTAATTATTTCTATTGCATCTTCATAGCTTACAAAATCTGTATCTTGGGTTGTACCTCCTGATTCATATTCTATTCCAACCCTACTATCACTAGGCCTATCATACATATTTATTGTTCCAATTTTTTTACCTTTAGACTTATTGGGGATTGATAAACCACTTCCTTTACTTTTTATACCTAATTTTTCTTTTGCTGCTACTTTAACATTGTCAAAGTTATACTCAAACTCAGGTACATTTTTAAATGATGTTCCAAAAATTCCTGGGTTTGTGTTTATATCTTCTTTTAATAGCCTATTTTCAGCTAAATATTTTCTTAAATTAAAATCTTCCATAATTAAAATATTGGGCAATTGCCATTTGCACATAGTATTTCTGTTACTATGCTATTTGCTTTTGCATAATGGTTAATATTATTTTCTTTTCCTTCTTTTAGTGTCATAAATGAACCTGGATTAGATGGTGTTGAAACAAAATCCCAACATAATAACTCAAAGTCATCTTGTACTTCCATTAAATCACCTTTTTGTTCTAGTGAACCCATACCACGAGAAGATACACCTACTGTGATACCATTGTCTATTAATGCTTTTAAAATATTGCCAGATGGTGTAGGTAATATTTCTATTGTACCCATTATGTTTTTACCATCCCAGTTTATGTCCTTAATGTTGTGTGAAACGTTTTTTAAATTAACTACTTGAGATTCAGGGTGATCTAATTCACCACATGCTCTATTTTGTTTAACTAGATCCATGTACTTATTTATTTCTCTTTTCCATAAGTCTTCAGAGTAATATCTACCATTACCATTTTCAACTTCACAAGTTGCTAATATACCATGTACTAAAGGATTACCTCTTTCAGACATTTTACCTTCTGATAGTAAACCTTTAGTTGGTTTGAATAACTGAGTTTCTATAAGTACTTGTTTCATATTATTTTTGTATTAGAATGATGATTTTCCTCCTAACATAGCCATTCTAACTAAAGACTTTATTAGTCTTTCATCAGAATCTCTACCCACTGCATTTTGAGATTGTATAACTAAATAATCTAAAAGTGGGCCAGGACCAAATTCATATACATCATCATCATCCTTTAAGTCCCTAGCACTTTCTTCAGCTGATTGCATCTCATTGTAAGCTGTAGTTATAGATTCTAAAAATGATTTTAATATTGGTAAGGGCATTAGACTATCTAATCTTTGAAATACTTCTGGATCTATATTTTCATTAACATCATTTTCTTCTAAATTTGACTTTATGTCTTCTAATTCATCAGCTACCTTTCTTAACCTTTCAGGGGTAACCTCTTCTTCATGTAAATCAAAAAAATCTTTATAGTTAGCTGATGTAAATCCTGTACCTGTTACAATACCACCTGCTAATGAAATAGAATGTTCTTTAAGTTTACCATACCCTGATGATTTGTGTGGACCTTTTGGTTCTTCTGTAGCTCCTAAACTTGGAGCTTCATCTGTGTAACCTAAATCTTTAACTCCAAACTGTCCGTTTTTAGTATAAAAAATAGGATCTTTGGCTAAGTTTTTATAAACAATTTCTAGTAACTCATGATCGTTTTTGCCCTCGTTTTTTGAATCTTTCAATTCACAATAATAACCCATTTGCACCTGGCCAAAGATCATATTGTTGGGAAGATCTTTATCTTCATAGTCATAATTATGATCTTTAATTTCTTCAACTTCTTTTGATGTTTTTTTCTCTTCAGCTTTTACCTCAGCTTCAGCTAAGAATTTTTCAAAAGCATTTTCAAATCCTTCTTTTTTTCTTTCAATTGGATTCCCTACCATAGGAGTACCAACAAAATGTTCTGAAATGATATTTTTTGATTTTAATATTGTTGATGCTTCATTAAATGTAGCATTATTTTTAATAAGGTTTGGAAATTGACGTTTTGCCTCTTTTAGGAAAACTCCTTTATGACCTTTATCTTCTTTAATTAATCTATATTGTTCTGTTAATGTTTTCATTATTCACTTTGTTTTAACATTGATGTTATATCATCTAATAAACTACTGATCATATCTGTTGAATATACTACACCATATGATCCAGGATTTTCATTATAATATTTTACTGTTTCATTTTTAGCATTTGATAAAAGAGTAGAAATAGCATTAACTTTTTTTTCTACTTCATCAAAACTATTAATTCTTTCTTTTTGCATGTCATTAAACTCAAATAACTGTTTTATGTCATAAGATTTAGGTTTAATTTTTGGAACAGGTTTAAAGCCTAGTTTATAGTAATAAATATCAGCAGCTCCTTTAGCATTTTTATTTTTAGAGAATGCTCTTGGAGTTAAATATCCTATTCCTTCACCTTCTTTTACTAATGATTTTAATTTTCCTAATATTTTCTTTAGTTTGATATTGTCTGTTCTATCAGCTAAACTTTCCAAATAATTTAAATCATCTTGATTTAAACTAGAAATTTTATTAGTATCTTCTTCTCTATCTTTTTTTCTTACATGATCAAGATAAGGTTCTATAGTACCATCATCATATTCAATAGTAAAATCTTCAGGATCATTACTGTTGTTTCTATTAATATTTTTAACTTTTTTACCTGATATTGAAGTAGCTTCTTTTAATCTTAAAACTCTTTCATATTCTTCAGGATAAGTTTTTCTAATATGTGTCCTGAATTTATTGAAGATAATACTTATTTCATCAGCTAATTTATCTAATGTAGTATCATCTTTAGCTTTACCTGTTTGTTCTAAATCTCTTAGGAATTTTTTGGCTTGTTCTAGCTCTTTGTATGTTGTAGAAAAGTCAGCTACATTTTCAACATCATATGTAATTGCTCCTGTTTCTGGGTCAACATCTGATACTGTTGTTTTTACACCTTTTTTTATATCAGTATCACCAACTTTTATTTCATTTATAATAACCTCTTTAATTCTATCTACATGACCTTGTACATATTGATGTTCAGACTCTAAATTCATCATTTTAGCCATAGCCATAATTTGGTCAGCTAATAATTGAGCAGTTTCAACATCTAAAGCATTAGCTCCCCTTTTTAAAGCATTTTTTTCTAAAGAAAATAAAGCATCATGCATTTTAGCTGATCTAATAACTAAATCTTCATCATCAACTAAATTTTCACTAACTATTCTTTTGTATAAACTTTGTGCCCCAGGACATATATCAAAATGCTGTGTTTGATAGCCATAAACTTTTACTTCACCTACTTCTATTTCTTTAAGCCTGTACTTGAACATTTTTTAATTCTTCTATTAAATCATAATATTGTAGCAAGTTAGTTAAATCATCATCTTTAACTTTGGATGATTTGTCTAAAGTAGGCAACATTTTAATAACTTCATTAACTTTTATTTTAGTTATCTTATCAGAAACTTCACTGTTTAGTCCTTCTAATTCTTCTTTAATTTCATTAACTTTTAGATTGTGAAATTCTCTTAGTTTAGGAGTGTTATCAATTGATGTAATTAGTTCTCTTAAGATTTCTTTTTGACTTTCAAGTAAACTTTCATACTTGTCATTAAATTTGTCTAATAAAACTCTTGTTGTTAAAATTCTTAAATCTTTATCATAACCTTTAAATTCTTCAAGTACATTTTCTTTTACTTTTTCTTCTTCTATTTTAGCAGCTGATAGATGTTCTAAGATTGTTATTTTATTATCTATGACTTGTTGAGCATTTTTAGGAGTTTCTTGAGAAAAACTTTCTATTAAAGTATAAAAAGCAGCTTGTACTTTGTAATGAGGTAATTTATGTGAGAAAAATTTGGTAACATCATAATGTTTCTTAATCTCACTAATAAGATTATATTTTTGTCTTTTTAATGCTTTTCTGTTTAAATGTTTAGAAGCATTTAGTAAAGTTGATAAAGTTACATCAGCTTGTGTTTCTGTAATGTTTGTTTTTTTAAAAAGAGTCTCATATAATTTATACTCTCTTCCTAACTCAGTTTTAACAAAATATTCTTTTAAAATACTACTAGCTTTAGAGTCAATACCATTTAGAGTGTCTGTAGTTATTTGCCTAACTAATAACTCAAAAAGAATGCCAGTGTTTTTATACTTTGAATGCTTAATGTTCATTCCTTAATGTTTAGTTTATTATAAATATATAAAGATTTTTTACTCTTTCAATTGGTTTTCATCTAAAAGTTTATCTTTATTCCCATCCTGTTCAAATACTAATTGTTTTTTAGTGCGTTGAGGTGATGGAACTTTTTTTAGCATATTAATAGTTTCTAAAGCTAATGGAGAATTGCCTTTAAAATTTGGCTTTAACCTACCATTATCATTATAATCATTTTTTACTCCTTCTTTACCTAATGGATCTTTTCCAAAAGCACTATCTTGAGTATGTGATTTAGAATGTTTTTTCTTTGGTCTACCTAGTGGTTTTTTCTCATTATACCCATATGGAATATTAGCTGGATCTGATTGTGTTCTACCTAAACCATATAATGAGGCTAAATCATGTGGTGTACCATAAGATTTACCTGTTTCTTGTGGATCATTACCTTCAGCTTCTATTTGTGCTAATCTAAAATTACGTTTAGTATCTTGTTTAATTAAATCTCTATATTCATCATATTGGTCTTCACTAAAGTGGAATATATTTTCATAAATCCAATCTGATGGAATTAATTTACTATCTAACATAGCTTGAGCTAATGTCATTTTTTCTGTCATTAATGCTACTCTTTCTTGATCATATATGATTGAAGGAGTAGTCATTGATAACTCAAAATTAGTTAAATTTTCATCTTTATAACCTTGTGTATATAAATGAACTAATGCTATTTTTTGTAATTCAGAAACTACAATTCTTTGAATTCTTTCTATTGTACGAGCAAATCTAATATCTTGTGCTGCTAATGTAGCTTTACCTTCTGTGTTTTCATCATAACCCATAAATGCTTTAGGTACTTTAAGTGCAGCAAATAATTTATCTCTTAAATATTCTACATCAGCTATACCATCATATTGTAATCCTGGTGTGGTATCTATTTTAGTTGCTGTATCATTACCTCTAACTGGTATGTAAAAATCCTCTAACATGTTTTGCATGTTATATTTTAAATTGTACTCTCCTGTTTGTTGGTCAATATAAGGAGTACGTTTCATTTTAGAAATAGTTTTTTGCATAAAATTTTCTACTTCAGCAGGAGGAATGTTACCTACATTCATATAAAAAACTCGTTTTTCTGGTGCTCTTACTATTCTATGTATCAACATTGCATCCTCCATTAAAACATACTGTTTAAACAATTTACGTGCTGGTTCTATGTATGCTCTACCATATGGGAGGAAATTAGTATCTGTAAGTAACCTAAAATGAGCCATTTCATAATTATCAAATACAATAGCATTACTATTTAGCTCATTAGTACTAGGTACATTGTAATAACCATATCCTCCTGTTGATAAACCATCTGGATCAAATTTAAATTGTATATCAGCTGGATTATCTGGGTCTCCACCTTCTAATCTTTCAATATGAAATGCATTATAAGGTATAACATTATATACACCAAATTTTTCTGCTATTTCTAATTTTAAGAAAAAATCTCCATACTTACACATATTTCTAATCCAAGGCCAAAGATTAAATTCTATATTTAAAACATCATAAAATAAATTATATAATATTTTTTGTATATTTTCATCAGAACTCCTAATTTGAAGTACTTCTCCCATATCATTTTTAAGAGTACTTTCATCAGCTATAATATCTAAAGCAGAAGCTATAATAGCATCTGTATCCATAGAATCATATTCTGAATATAATTGAGGTCTTAAAACTTGATAGTTAAAATTACTTTGATAGCCATATAAGGATGTAGGTGATGTTGAGTATAACCTATTAAATCTATCAACTAATGAATTGTTTTCATATTCTCCTGATTGTTGAATTTTATTAATATCAACAACTCTTAATTGGTCACCACCTTGATTACGAATTATTACATCTGTTGAGAATAACCTTTTTAATCTTGAAAATAATCTTGTATCTGCCATTTTATTATATCCTTATATTATTATAAATATTATAGAAGCCATTTAATGTCCTCTTCCCCACCAGAATATGGATTGTTTATTTTAAAGGGATTTTTATCTACTGATGGTGTGTACGCTCCAGTGTGTGATGGTTTTGTTGATGTTATATTACTTAACATATTTTTTGTTAAATCCATCCCATGTTGTTTATATTTAAAAGCTGTGTCTCTCATATATTGACCTATTGAAAAACTCATAACTAAATCATCATTATAACCTTGTTGTGCCTCTGGTCTTCCATTTTTCCAAATAAATGTTCTCATTTCTTCTATTAATCTTTTACTTTGAATGGTTACTCCTTTATCAGATATTGACTCTCTAAATTTACTAACAACCATTGGTCTTGTTCTTGATGACATTGTAAAACCTGGAGTCATTTTTGAAGTATCCATATATTGTTCAAAATATGAATCAGCTCTTACTTCTCCACTTTTAGGTGAGTAATAAAAATTAGTATAACCTCTATCTATTATTGTTTGTATTGTTGACCAACCTATACTAGCGTTTTCTACTACTAATAAAGCATTATTATATTCAGTTGCTATACCCACTAATAAATGTCCATATTCTTTAGTTCCTAATTGTCCTTTATATTCAGCTACTTGTACATTATTTTCCACATCCATAATATGAAAAGCTGAATAATCTTTTCCATCTCCTCTAGCAACATCAGCTACAACCATATAGGTTCTAGAATAGTCACATGGCTCCCATACCCATAAATTACGATCTGTTCCTCGTCTCTCCAAAGGTTCTTTAATATAAGTTTTTTCATAAAACTCCATATACTCAGGATAAAATACAACATCACCAGAGGTTGAAAAATCACAGTCACATTCTTGTGCTGCCATTCTAGGGTCACCTAGTAATTCATCTTGTCTATCTCTCCATTCTTGATCACGTTCTGGATGTACAAACCAAGGTAATCTAATAGGTAAAAAATCATTTTCTTTATTTTCTGCCCTAATCCATGTTTGATGAAACCAATTTCCAGTACCATAAGGTGTAGATATAGCTATACAACCACCACCAGTTGCTAGTGTTTGTTGTGCTGAGGCCCATATTTCACCTATGTTTTCAATAAATGCTGCCTCATCTATTATTAGTAAACTAACTGCTTCTGATCTACCCGCATCTGATGCTGCTGAAGTTGCTTTGATTTGAGAACCATTTTTTAAACGTAAATTTAATTTATTATTTTCATCAGCATCTATTTTAAGCCAAGATGGTAAATTTTCATACATAAATTTTACCTTTGTGACCATATTTTTAGCTGTATCTTGTTTTGTAGCTATACAAAGTATATTTTTATCCTTATGAAATATCATTAACCATAAACTAAAACCTGCTACTAAAGTAGAAAGACCTAATTGCCTTGCTTTTAATATCATAGCATAAGGATTATCTTGAAATAATCTTAGTACTTTTTCTTGAAATGGAAATAAATGAAATAATATTCTGCCTCTTTGTGGATGCTGTATGTTACAATACTTTTTCATAAAATGTATTGGATCAGAAGCACATTTAAGGTATTCTTGCCTTATGACTTGTTTTATATCACTCATTTATAATAGGGCTAATAATGTTAATATAGGTAATATAATAGAGCTTGTAAAACCAGCAAGCTTAAGTAACTTTTGTTTGCGAATTTCTTTTTTTTGTTGATCTATAGTATCTTCTCTATAATCTAATTCTTTATTTAAATTATCTAGAACTGATTGGAAATTGTTTATTTGTGATTGTTGATTGTCACTTTTTTCAACTAATTTAAAGATGATATCTTTTTGTAATGAGATAGTATTTGTATTTAAACTATCTTTTTCTTTATAAACTGTTAATAAACTATCAACAACTTCATACTCTAGCAAATCATTTAAAATGATTCTAGCGTCTTCAAGATGCATTATTACCAAAGTATCACCATTTGAATTAATGGTTTCCTTTACTTCTCCTTTTAAGATAGTTTGAGAATGTATTGGTAATATCATCACTATCCATAGTATTAACGATAGTAGATATTTCATTTCTTCTTTTTTCTAATTTAGAAAGTTTATTTTCTGTTTGTTTTAATATAACCTTTGTGCTATCTATAGCATAAAGCATAACTGTAATTTCTTCTTGTAACTTTTTATTTATTTGGTTTATACTATCGTTTGATAATAGTAACTTCTGATTTTGTTGTTTTAAGGTATTTATCTCAGTTTCATATGTTTCAATTGGAACTGAGGGTCTAAATATAAAACTTAAAATAAGAGCTGTTGCTAAAACTAATATAAAAATAGTTTTTATATCTTTCAATAAACTTCCCATATATTATAATCTAATCCTCAGAATCATAATCTAGTTCTTGGTCAACACCTATACTAAGAGCTGCTTCCATTTCTTTTTCACTAGCTTCATCTCTTTCAGCTTCAAGTCTTTTTTTCTCAGCATTTAATTTTTTTAGCATTTCAACAGCTTCTTTTTTAGCTGCTTCTCCTTCAGCGTTTTTATACATTTCTAAATTTTTAGCTATTTCAGCTTTAACTTTATCTAAAGTAGATGATTCCTCTGATAGAATTGATACAATCTCCTCTTTAATTAATTGTTTTAGTTCAGACTTTTTCATTATAATATTTTTATATAAATATTAAGGATTTAGTGCCTCTCGCACTAGTCTAACACGTTCTTCATTATTGCCTTTAATTTCAACTAAGTTTTTTATTCTATAAATGTATTTGTTCATAAAAAATTTAATTGTATGATCTATAGTTTGTCTGTATTCAGCATCTGTTTCTCTAACTCCATTATCCTCTATTTCAACTCCTTCAGGTGAAACATAAAATATATAATCATATTCATGTATTAAATCAGCTGCTAAATGAATAAAATTATCTTTTTCTAAATAATTCATTGATTTTGAACATTGAGCAAAAGCCATAACATCTAAAACTGTTCTATCTGTTATAATTTTATCTTGCATTAACTCAGCTGATCTTTCTGATAAAAATATTGTTTGACCCTTTAGTGTAGAGTCAGTATTTAATGGAATACCTAATGACATTAAATGTTTAGAACGTTCTGTTCTAATTTTATATTCTTCAAATTCCTTAAATTTTCTTAAAATATTAACAAGTGTTGTCTTACCTACACTCATTGTACCACAAAAACCTATCTTCATATCTTAAAATCTTGTTGTTGCTTTCATTGATGGATTCTTATACCAAGGTAATCCTTCTCTACTTTGTTGATATTCTTTAAATTCTTCAAATGTTTTTTGAATACCAAAAAGATAATATTCTTTTCTTACTGATTTATCATCTGAATTAACTGGAGTAATAGCTGGACCATCTGGATTATGATGTAACCAATTTTCATTACCTGTTTCTCTAAATAAATGGTGAAGTGCATTATTCACCTTTATTGTTTTATATTCGTAAATTCTCTCTTTTTTCATATAACTTTTATTTTATATGAATATAAGTAAAAAATATTGGAAAGCCAAACTGGTAATTAGATGTTTTCTATATAGAGAATAAAATCATCTATTATAGCCTTTTGTTTTTTTGTAAGATCTTTTTTATAATTTTCAAGAACTAACATTGGGTTAAGTGACTCTAATATTAGAGGTTTAATTCCTGATAATGTACTTTCACATAATGAAGTATACTCTGGAGTATAAACTGAATCATCTCCATAATCTTCAATATCATTAAGATACTGTGTTATTCTTAGTGGTATATTATTTGAGAATTTCATAAATACGTTTTTTTAATTTTATAAAAGCTTCCTTAAGTTGTTTAATTTGAGAGTTTAACCAACTTAATCTTTCACCCATACGTTTACCATTCATTGGGTTAATAATATTTTCTTCTGGAATGTGGTCTCTTAAAGGTTTTATATATTCACTTCCAGCTAGTAATACAAAAGTATCAGATTCAGGTTTAACACCTCTATCATTCATTTGAGATACAACAGTTTCAGCCCATTGTTCTTTTTGTGGTTTGTTAAAATCTTTAAGAGTCATATCATATGGTTCTAATTCTTTATCTAAAGGTACTAAATGATGTTTAGCTGATAAGATATACATTTTATCAGGTTTAAGAGACTCACCATATGCTTTTGTTTTTTGAAACATAGGAGAAGGAGAGTATAAATCTTGAGCTGGGGCTGGTTTGTCTAACTTTGCTTTAGTACAACTTAAAAGAACTATCTTTGCCATATTTGTTTTATTATAAATATAAGTTACTTTCTAATTGTTTATTTTTGTTTTTTATTTTAAACTTTCTATCTTTCATATAAGCATCATTCTCTATCATATTTTCAACAACATAAATTCCTTGTGATCCTGATACTGTAATACCCCTAGCTGATAAAGCATCTCCTACAAAATGTACATTTGGATATTTTGTTAAAGATAAATTCATATAATTTACTAATGGCTCAGGTGATAGATACTTAACCTCAGGCATATAAATTCCCCAATCATTACCTAATGTTGGAAATACTTTTTTCATATCTTCAATAAAATCTTCAATATATAAAGCATAGTCACCTAAAGCATCATATAATGAGTCCATACTATTAACTACTTCTACTTTTACATAATCACCTTCTGATGTTTTAGATGGTACTCTATTTGAGTTAGGTGAGTAAAATGTACCCTTACCATCTTTTTGTAATTTTTTAACTGCTTCTCTTGACCAATCAAATGGTTTATCTATACCTCTAATTTCCATTAGTATACCAAAATTAGTCATATCATTTCTATAACTTGGATCTTTCTTAGCGTGACCATTGTAACTAATATCTCCATACGTGTGTTCTGCTGCTACATAAGCTGCATTGTTGTTAGTACAAAATGATCTTAATGATACACCTTTATCTTCAAATTTTCTATATAGTTTAAAATCATATGAAATGTCTATTAGTTTTTGAAAATGATGTTGTGGTGCTTCAAATCTAACTCCCATTTGTACTGCTTTAGGTTCAGTTGGTAATTCATATTGTTCTGCTAATTGTTTACCAAAGTCAATTCCTGATTTACCAACACCAAATATTAAACGGTCATATTTTTGAGTCCAATCACCATTACCATTTAATTCTGTATAAGATAAATAATTTTCTCTAAAATTAATATTAGTTACTTTATTTTCCCAAATAAATTCTACACCACCATCAACTAAATAATCATACCAATTTTTACCTATTTCATGTAAATAATCTGTACCAACATGCCATACAGGAAATAGTTTTAAACCAAAATATGGTTTTATAAAATCTGGTTCTGCTTGTGGATTTGAGCATTGTACTTCTTCTGGTTTAGGATGAAAACGTTTAAAATTATTTATCACCTGATCCATTAACTCCATTGCTTTTTCTTCTCCACAATATTTTGATAATTGACCTCCTACACCTGTATGGTAAGTTAATTTACCATCTGACCATCCTCCTGCACCTAACATTCCTGTCATTACTTCTTCAGGTAATCTGTTGTATGGGTCCTTACCCATATCTATAATTGTAATTTTACCTTGATAGTTATTATCTACTAATTTGGTTGCTGCATTAATACCTGCTACACCTGCTCCTACAATTACTACATTATCACTTGCCATAAAATCTATTTAAAGTATTGTACATTCCTGCTACTCCAAAATCTGCACCATGTTTTTTATTTTGTTCTAAAAAAAACATCATTAATCTTTGAAATGAATTACCTTCATTTTTTCTTACTAAGTAAAATTCTTTATCTATATCCATTTGTTAATTTATTTTTTATTGTTAATATATAAAAAAAAAGTGACGTCTCCAAACTAGAGACGCCACAACTGTCTAAATAATTTTTTTAAAAGCGACTGGCTATGAATCAGTCTATATGTTTTATATTCCAGCTAATTTTTTCCATCTAGAAACTTCTTCACTAACACTATCTTCTTCCATCATACTACGCATACTCATTTTTTCTCTACGCTTAAGTGGATTTATTTCTTCCATTTTAGTTCCATTTGGAATACCACCTGTTTGATCTTTATACCCAAGTTTTTTACCTATTTCATTTGCTTTAAATCCTTTACCATCTTGATGAGTTCCTACAAGTTTTTTTGTTTCAAAATCTACAACATTATTAATAGGAGCCTCTCCTTCATTTACTTCTTCTTCCATAGTACCATCACTATCTTCTTCATAGTTAGGCATATATCCACCTTCTTCTATTTCTTCTCCTTCTTCTATTTCTTCTTCCATAGTATAATCAGGCTTTTTCTTTAAAAAACTTTTTGGTTCAGCTCCTGGGTCTATATTATTCTCTTCTATTTCCTTATCTTCATCTACCATTTCAGGCATTTTTTTACCATTTTTCTTTTCATAGACTTTTTTAAGCTTTTCCTGCATTTTTCTAATTTCTTTTATCTCTTTTTGCATTTCTTTAACTGCTGATTTTGAGATAAGTTCAGATAGATTTTCATCTTCACTAACCATATTTAATCTTTGTTCCTTAGCTAAAGCCATTTCTTCTAGCTTGTTTATTTTAGCTTCCATTGCTACAATAGCTGATTGAGCATCTATTTCAGCTAGTTCCATCATATAGGATTTTTTGCTGTTTTTATTTTTACCTTCATTTAAGTTTTCTAATCGTACACCTAGTTTAGGTAATTCTTTTCTTGCTGCTTGAACTGGATCTTCAACATCTATATCATGACCTTGTGCTTTTAATCCTCTTGCCATATCATCATAACTTAGTCCTTTATCTTTTAGAAACATATCTAAAATTGTAAAGATTTCATTTAATAAATCTTCTTTAGATTTTTTACTGTAATAATTTCTAACAGCTTGTTTAATTGTTTCTTCAGAACTTTCTTTTAAATTAAATTTTTTCATTTTATTTATATTTTTATTTCAGCTAAACCTCTTTTGCTTATTTCCTTTTTAGTAGATGGTGCTATACTATAATTTTTATGTTTTTTTGGATCATACTTTTCCAATTCATCTACACTAACATTGCCATCTGCATCGGTTTTAACTTCACCATACTTATCATCACCCATTCTAACGATACCGACAGTTTTAAACGTTTTGTGGTAAACCACATCATCTACTTTGAACTTACCACCCTCATATTCATTTACTTCTTTTTCTTCTTCTTTTAATAACTTACCTTCAGCTAAATATTTTTTTAAATCAAAATCGTTCATTTTTTTATTTTTGTTTTTATTTTAAATCAGCTTCTATTATTTCAATTTTGTAAGAATCTAAACCATTTTGGTAGTCGTAAGCATCATCAGAGTTTTTAAACACCATAACATCATTATCATTTATTCTTCCTCCATCAGGGTAAAAAGGGATTACTACATACACTTTAGATGAAGTTTCTTCATTTAATTTACTTTTAGCTAGATATTTTTTTAAATTGAAATTTTCCATTTTTATTACATTTCTTCCATATATTCACTAGCTTTTTCAAACAATGCCTTAAGTATATTCATCATATCTTCCATGTGATCTTTTTCACCTGCGTTAAATACTTGCTCTAAATATTCTTTCATATCTTCTTTTACAGTGTCTGTGTTCTTGTACTTTATTTCTTCTTCTTTTACAAGCTTGTTTTCTGTTAAATATTTTTTTAAATTGAAATCTTTCATTTTTCTATTTTATATATAAACAAAATATACTTCTACACCATCAATTTTTTTAACTTTTGATATGTTTTTTAGAGTACCATAATCTAAACCTAATTCTTCTTCATTGGGCTTTAAAAAGGACATGATAATATCGTATCCATCTGGATGTTGTGTTTGAAT